GAGCGCTTCCTTGCCATGGAAGAGGCCAGGAGTTAGAGTCTCCTAACCCGCACCAATGAATTTGGTACCGTAAACAATTCGTGACTTTTGTTAAATAGACGTTTAGGCGTCTTTTTTGTTTGTTTTTAAGCTCGCCTTGCGGGTTATTTTTCGTAAAAGAGAGGCATGCACCGCAAGGCATGCCTCTCTTTTGTTATTCCAACCGGGACAGCTAAGGCTTTAGCTATTCCGCAGGGCTAGCAAAACACCTGATGAATGTTGGGAACATTAATAATTTGGTTTTATACAGTAAATAACAAAAACAATCGTTCTTGTTTGACACGGATAGAGCCGGCTGAAATAGTGAGTAAATGCAGCGACGAGCAATCTGATAAAAACAAAGTGATTGTTTAACATCAAGCTAAGTGCTGTACAGGTGAGTGCGTGTTAGTACAGGGGTCTCTTTTGCTAAAGTAGTAATCTTTAGGATATACGATCACGTACTCACTAGCGCGGTACTTAGCGTAATAAAAAGGAGAAAAACATGAAAAATAAAAATATGAACTGGAAACAAGCGTTTGAGAAAGCTAAGTCAATTTTGCTGATCATTCTCATCACGGCAGGCGTCGCATTTTACGCCGGCATACAATACCAAACGAGTAAATCAGCAGAAATTGACGGCAAGATTAAGCAAGCAGTTTCCCAGTTAAAAAAGTAACTCGGAAGCTTGCAGCTGTTTCCGAGGATAAACAAATTGCTGCAAAACCAGCCTACAAAGTCGAACCAACCGCGCTACAGCCAAAACCAGTCGTAGCAGCGGGCTGCGAATTGGTTCGACAAGAGCTGGTTAAATATCCAGGTTGGAACACTAACTTGATGATGGCTATCGCCAGGGCTGAAAATAGAGGCTGCAACCCACTGAATCACAACCTAACCAATACCGAAAATCACAGAGTGTGTATCGGCAGTTACGGTGTTTTGCAGGTTGGCTGCGTACATTTTCGTCCTGACGAAAACAGAAACGATACAGCGACTGTTGTAAAAGTTGCATATCGAGTTTGGCAAAGTCAAGGATATACAGCCTGGACTAACTACCGAAACGGTATGTATAAGGAGTTTTTACGATGAATAATAAAACAAGCCTGTTAGATAATTTTGAGCTGAAATATGAACGGCTAGAAAGCGAGGATTATATAACAAGGCGTATTCGTAACTGGCGCGCTCGTATGAAGCGGCGCAAGCAAAGAAAGGATAAGACACGTGTACATAAGAGCAACACATAAGAGGTTCAATATAAACGATATACGATCTACCGCGTCTTGCCCTGATTGCCAGTCAAAACACCTTATGCTTTCCCGCGGAAGACTATCCTGTCGTAATTGCGGCGTAGAGATTGGCAGGATTGGAAAAACTAACAAGTACGGCGCTAAGCGTACTGAAATGAACGGTAAGATATACGATTCAAAGTTTGAAGCGCAAGTGGCCGCAGACCTAGAGGTTGAGAAAAAACTTGGCCAAATAAAAGACTACGACACACAATATCGAATTGAAGGTTGGGTATACGATGAAAACGGTAATAAAGCATTCCCCTACCGGCATAAAGTAGACTTCAGAATCCACAACTTAGATGGCTCATTTACTTTACGAGAAGCTAAGGGAGTGGAAACCGACGACTACAAGTGGCGGCGGAAGATACTAGAGAATGTTTGGTTGCCTGCTCATCCTGATTACACATACGAGGTAGTGTTCCAAAAACGTAACAAACGAAGATACAAGAAAGGAGGCGCATGATACCATCACACAGAGAAAGAGCAGCACTTGCTTTAGAAAATCTGTATGACGTCATGGGTTCTACAATAAACATTCTCATGATCAACAGAGATGACATTCCAGATGTCGACCAATGGATAAATGACTTGGAAGCGGACATGGAAGTTATCGCAGAGTGGACCGACGCTCTTCGCGACAATACTAACAATTAATAATCTGGTGCCCTATTCTATGCCAGCTTTTCCTATTCTATAGCATGGAAGATTGTAAAGTGAGCGGTTAAATGGCTAGAGATGCTTAAGATTCTTAATCTTTAGAAATTGGTACAATTTTAAAATCTAGCAGCAGCCAGAGTCCACCCTAGGAGGTAGAATGAAGCTAATCGTGACGGTTGATTGTAAGGATAGAGAAATATCACGGTATATTGATTCAGACACCGTAAAAGAGAACATGATGACAGAAGTCTGGAAAGGTATCCAAAAACAGCTTGAAGAAAAAGGTTATAAGATAATCACTCTTTCTGTGGAGGAATATAAGGAGAAGTAAGTTATGAAAGAACCAGTAGCTGAAGTAAATATCAAAATATTTAAAAAGGGCAGGAAATACTGTGGTGAAACCAAAATTGGTATGAATTCTGACAATCCAGAGTTAGTTTTAGCTATTTTAAAAGCTCTTGATGACACATCAGCTAGATTTAAAGACAGCACAAAGGAACTAGCGAAAGATATTTTGAGAAATATTTTAGAAGACGAGGATCTAGAGGAGCTTTTTAAGGAAGATGAAACGCTATAAACTACTTAAAGATTTACCGACATTCAAAGCTGGAGATTTATTCTATATATCTCAATATGGTGATTTGATCCATGATGGTGGCGATGTCGGCATTACAGCTTACGCCCGACAGACGCTCAAGAAATTTCCAAATATCCTCACAGAATGGTTCGAGGAAATCCAAGAACCGACAGATAGTATTCACTGGAAGCCTAAGGACGGTAAAAAATATTGGTTTCTTGATGAGAACGGCGATACTAATTTTGCATATTTTGATGTGGATGATCCATCCGACCGTAAGCTACTTGAGTTTGGTAACGCCTATCGCACCTCAGGAGAATGCGAAAAAGCTAGAGGCCGCAAACTAGCCGAAGTCAGACTACGCCGAACATCGACATTTGAGCCAGACTTCAAGAATGGCAAACCTGTATACACTGTAGGATACGATTGCAGCCACAAAAGACTATATGTCACTAAATTATTAGGTGTTATCATAGGTAATCCTATTACCTATGAATCATTAGAAGATGCTAAAAAATCCATTAAAGAAAATGAACGAGATTGGCGGATTTACTTTGGGATTGAAACATTAGATGACTAAAAGAGCACTTCGCAAAAAACAGCGCCGCAAACGGAAGAAACTGGAGGCAACGTAATGTCTCTGATGAATTGCGCATTCACGGTTCGCTGGAGCGACGACAAAAACAAGCCGCACGCGAAAACCTACGCTACCGAAGCCGACGCTAAGCGCGCCAAGAAATGGTTGCTGGAGCACGGCGTTCGGAGCGTAGATATTGCGGTCAAGATAAATAATAAGCCAGCTGGTAGTTTGGAAGACGACAAACAGTCTGAGACTGAGGCTGAGCAGAAAGGATTTTGGTGGCAAGAATAACATGGAAACTTTTGGAGCAACAATTACAATAATCCACTTAGTGATAACGGCGATTACAGTTTTATTTGGTTGGATTCTGGTAGATAAACCGCGAAAGCCGCTGGACGGTAGTGGCTACATACTTCAGATTATTTATAACATCCTAATTGCGGCAGTTCTGGTGTTTGCATATTTGAAAGGGTAAACGTCGTTTGCCAATGACCTACCATATGTCGAAAAACTGGGGGAACATTAACAATTCAACCGCATAACTGGGTAGACGACCTCCACATATCGTCTACTCAACTGGACAGATGATATGCACTGGGGCTGCCACCTTTCGTAGTTCCGTTGAGGTGAAACGTTGCTCGGCATTCTAGGGAGCTATGCAACGTGTATTGTCTGTTCAACTGGTAGCATTAGTGTCTAGGCTTTTCATTTGCCTATAGAATTGAGTGCAGGTGGAAATCGGCTCAATCTGGTGCTATCAACTGGCAACATCAACCAAATTAACAAAACATGTTAATGCTATACACCTGGTGTTGTCGACTGGCTATATAAGTGGCGGAATAGGTAGACGCTTACGGCACTAAGGTCACGGTTCGATTCCGTCGTGCATGGAGACCATGTGATGTGCAAATCATCACCTTATATAGCCATCCAGTTATGCGGTTGAAAGAATACAACACTTTTTTGAAAGACGAAAGGAGGCAAAAAAATGGGAATGAATTACTACGTCAAGATACCTAAAATGCGCAAGTGTGCAGCTTGCGGCAATAAGCACGCTTGCCAGAAAATGATTCATATTGGCAAGTATAGCCTAGGTCACCGTTTCAGGTTTGCTTATAATGGCGGTAAATATTACAAGACTATTGAAAGCCTGAGACAATTTTTAGAGCAGCGCAAAAAAGTCTATAGCGAAGATGGTTGCGAAATCGCATCCGACGAATTTTGGCAGGCAGTCGCTAAGTGTGATCGTTTTGCACGAAAAGACGACTGTGTTGGTTGTGGCGAAATGCTGATTGAGGATTCTATATTTATCGATGGAGAATTCAGCTAATATCAACTAAACCACTAATATGGCAGAAAAGGGATTGATATAGAATATGATATTAAAGAATATATACAAGGAAGATTCCGTTCTGATAATCATAGGGTTAATAATCCTAGCGTATTTTATATTCTTCATCGACAAAATGGAAGAAAATAATCCCACATTATCTAGGGATGAGATTTGTCAAAAGCATTTTGGCAAGGACTATGTTTACCGAAATGGTGGTCGTAGCGCAGATTTTTGTGTAGGAGATTCAGGAATGCCAAAATATCCTAAAACCTGGAGCGAGAGAAGATATACAAATGGGAAGTAACAAAAATTCAAGAGCACCAAAAGAAGTGCCTAAGCTAGCATTCCCGTGGTCAACGGAAGATGGCTATTTCAATGGTGATATGTTTGAAGACTGGCTCAATTCAAAGCTCGATCCTGACGATCCATACTTTAAGCTGCAGCGAATGATTAAAGCCAGAGAGGCGGCCATTTATAGCCAGTTCGTAGATGAAGCTACCAAGATATTAAAAAAAATCAATGTTGGATAGAGGGAGATGTCAATGATTTACGAAGCAGAGATTGAACAAACTATCATGGGAAGAATTTTTATTAAAGCCGACAATCTTGAGCAAGCAAAACAAGTCGCCAAGCGATGCGTGCAAGACGAACAAAACCTCGTAAATGTCGATTTTGACGAGATTTGGGGTTACGATGTTCGAGATGTATCAGAGGCAGACACTGTTGGTGATGTGAAGGTTATCGAGGCGGAGGACGTGTTGTGATAAAGTTAAAACTCAACGACGTCGTACAATTCAATGAAAACCATAAATGGCGTGGTTCTCTGGGAATTGTGAACGAAGTTAAAGAACTCGACAACGACACAAGATATGTGATCGGCGTGCCAATCCCAGACGCAAAATCTGTCGGCACTGCTTATATTTTCGTCATGGCAAGTGAGATGGCATTAGAGCGAATTGGCGTAGCACAGTTAGGAGTTGACGTATGCGAGAGTTAAAATTCCGCGCCTGGGACAACCTAGAAAAGGACTACCTTAACGAAGAAGACATAGCTATAGACAATCTGGGCAATATATTTATATTTGAGAGATACGATAACAATGACGCTGACTTGTGGTATACGCGACTATTACCAGACCCAGACAACAAGCGGCATGTTATTGAACAATATACAGGACTAAAAGATAAAAACGGTACAGAGATTTATGAGGGTGACGTCGTAAAAGTCGAGGGAGATGGCGAGATTTACCGAGTGGAGTGGATTCGCAGTGGATTTGGTCTTGAGCCACGATACAATTCGCCGCGTTACCCAGTACTAGGCAATGTTGAATTACGTAAAAAAATTGAAGTTATTGGTAATGTTCATGAAAACCACTGAATTACTAAAAATATTACCTCAAAAACCAGCTTTCGGTGATAAATCTGGAATGACGCGGTGGCTGTTTTTTGTGAAGGGAGTTGAATAAGAGAAATGACGAAAAGTGAGCTAAAACCATCTATCCAGTGTGATAAATGTCATAAGTGGATAAAATACAACGATCACTTTGGCTATAGTCACTACTGCAGTGGACGTGTAGAAGATATTTATAAGACAGCACGTAAAAGATTGTGCTCTATAAATTCTCTTCGAAATCGTGATGCTCGCTTTTTTGGAATGTATGATCTTGCTAACGATTTAGACTCTGCGAGCGTAGTGTACGATCCAGAAGCCGATAAACTATTAAGAAAGGAAATTGAAATGAAGAAAGCTATAACAGACCTCCCTACTCCAGAAGAGGTTACCCGAATCACTGAAACTTTAGATTTAGCAAGCAAACTAGATAACGCTGTGATTGCTAAATTAAGCAGCTCCAAAAACAAAAACTCTACACCAAAAATTGGCGAACTGTGCGGCATGGATTTGCTGATTGATCTATCCGATGCACCAGAGGAAGCGAAATATGAGCTGTATTTTAAGGCGCGGACTACGTTTGAGGACATTGTGAAAAAGGAACTAAAAGAAAACCGCCCTTGAGGCGGTTCTTTGTTAGGCTGCTGTCCCAGGCAAACGTTTTATTGTCTCTTATCCTTAATAAGCTCTATGATCGCGCTAATAACAGGCATTAAACGGCTGATTCCCGCAGCTATTGCTGCCGAACCGCTTGAGAATATGAGAGACCCTGTCAGTGCGTCTAGGCTTCTCATGAACTCGGTAAACTGCGGAACGCCGTATAAACCAGTAAACGCTATCATCGTTCCTAAAAATCCCTGTAAAAGTGTCCTCATGGCTCGTCCATTTTTAGTTTCTGGACTGAATAATAATTTAATCTTTTCCATATTTCCTCCTATGTTTTAATATTCATACTTTCGGCGGCGTCTTGCCGCGTGGCTCCTTGAGCGGCGCGCCTGTTTTCGGGTCGTGCCAGCGGCTCAAACCTGGCACGCTGTGCGAATCCACCAGGCACTGCAAGCAGTCATTATATGTCGAGCCTGCTGGCATTTGCGGCGTGGTTTTGCCGACGTGCAATGTCACGCACCCGCAAGCCTTGCACTCGCGGAAGTATAAGCTTGATTTGGTCACGGTTATTTTCTGTAGATTCATGACTTGAAACCCTTGAACAAATTGGTTAAAAATTCGATAATCTTTTCTAACAAACTTTTATTCTTAGCGATATCTTGACTTAATTTTCCGATAGACCGTAGAACATCCTCATTAGTAAGTTGCGGTGCCAGTGGTTGCTCCTGCGGCTTTTCTTTGGGCTGAGGTGTCTGCTGTATCTCTGGTATCTTTGGGGCTGGTTGTAGCTGAGGACGTGGTTGCGGCCGTGGAGTACCTGCATCACTACTGGACAGTTCGCGTACTCGTTCTGCTAGTACCCAAATTCCATCATTTGCCATTCTTAATTGCAAATATTTATACCCATCTTCAACCTCTTCGCCCAGCACGTCTGTACCACCAACAATTCGGAAATAGTCACCTGTATTTATCTCACCGTCTAATAAATAGCCATCCTTGTCTGTCTTTACTGCTACAGAAACAGGGATACCATTATCTTCCCAGTCAAAGGTGTGTGCGAGGCGGTTGCAACGGATCTGACGGATGTTAAATACTATCGCCACTTCATCTGCATAATATACCTCGGGGAGTGCAACGCGGCGTTTTACGGCTGGAGCAGGTTTGCCTACGTATCGATAGAAGGTATATGGTGGTCGCCCTGACGCGCTCCATAGCCAGTCATGGTTGTCTATTACAATGCCCGCTTGATAACGACAGTTGATGACATTATCTGGGTCGGTGAACATTCCCGTGTGTCCAAGAGCACCGCCTGAGTTGCCGCGGATCCCCCAAATGAATATATCGCCACGTTGACACTGTGCGTCGCCATTAGCGTCCGTTGGGACTCGTACCCAGCCATTCTTTTCTAGCGCATCGAATAGTGTGTCAGTATTACCAATCCAATAGCTTGATGGCAAGATGCCTGCTTCTTTTAGCGCGTAGTATACCGAGCTTGAACAGTCGTAGCTATTTGGACCGTTGCGGTTAGCCATTGAGTAGCCGACTTTCCCCTTTCGTGCATAGAACCACGCGAGTGCTTTTTCGATCATTTTGTTACCTCCTTTACTTCTTTAATGACTTCACGCATCTCTGGTTTGTTTAGCTGAATGGAATTGATGAATTGGGTGAGTATGAAGAACACTACTGTACCAATAAGAACAATTAGCCCGGTGTATTTGATGATAAGTCCTACAAGTCTCTTTTCTCCGGCAATAATTGATTTAATAAATATATTGCCATCGAGTTTTTTGTTGCGGTCATTGATGTTTTTTATAGCAGTCTCAAGTTCTGAAATCTTATTATCCACATACTCGTTACGCTCATGAAATTCAAACCTATTGACTAGCCCTTCTAGCTTATTTAAGATTTGCGCCAAAGATGGCTCGACCACCTTTTCGTTAAATGTCTCTAGGCGGGCTAAACGCTCGGTCTGCTCGATGTCTGATTTTTGCATATAAAAAACGGAAGCCTTTCATGATTACGCGTGCTTCCGTTTTTTGAGATCACACTTTGTTTAACTTATGGTTATATTTTACCACTTATACGATAGACAGACAAGATTGATTTTGCGTCGCTACCGATGTTTTCCGCATCAGCCTCAGGCTGGAAGCGTTTAGACAAAAGCGGAGGCGCTACAGTAGAATACAATACTGTAGCGTACGATACTGCTAATATGTTTGACTCAAGTACCTTTACGACTAAGATTCCTAAAACAGGTATATATCGTGTAGTTATAAATTAAACTAAACCTATGAATCTCATACTAAACTCACTGACAGTGGAATCGCCACCATAGTCGCGTTCGTCGCTACAAAAGGCACGTATATCAATAACATCATTCTTTTTTAAGAGCAAGTCGACAGACAAACTTGGTCGTGGCAAGTGTCGGTCGTTATCAGTACCTCTAGTGCGGGTAGATTCTTTGATTAACTTATCATTCTTAAAAATACCCATAAAAGCAGTATAATTAGAAAACAAGCCAGTCGAGGCTATGCCTACACGTGCGTCAATATGATAAATACCATTCTTAGGTATTGTTGCTGTGAATGAGTTAGGGTCATACATATTGCCTATATTATAATCTACTGTATCATACCTTACTTTATTCCATTTAGGATTGTTGTCGCTAGTTTTTTCTAAGGCTATCCATTTAGATGTCGTTGCCGAAAACATCGGTAGCGACGCAAAATCAATCTTGTCTGGAGTGATAGCTTTATCCTTTATGTTTTTAGGCTCAACTATACCCTCTTTTAATTTTCCGTCTGTATCAAGGAATTCTAGTAGGGCTTGCGCCAGACGATCAGCCCACGAAGCAGAGGCGCATGGCTGAACGATATCACCAACATTGCTACCATCATCCTCAGGACCTGCTAATAACTTCAGGTTTATGATACTGCTATTTACCTTGTTGGCTACTCCTATCCAATCGCGGACAGTACCCTCGATTACGTTGCCAGCAGAATCGGTTCGATAGGTTATAAAGTTTATTGCCGTTTCTGTGCTCCAGCCGCTTAAGCCGTCAGTCATCAATGTGTCGGATCCTGCCGCGCGCGGGCTTACTACGCGCGCCACATTTGGATATGTAGTTCCGTCCATCGTTCGTGTAATTCTATCTTCTATGCTTGCCATAATTTCCTCCTTTAATTTAAGTCTTTCGCACCAATATTTACATATTCAAACACCACTCTTGATATCGCATAGCTCACTCCTGGCTCGGATGACGACCACCCATACTGTACCCACTGAGCATCTTCATCTACTTCTATCTCTACGTCCTCGCTGGATGAGTTAAACACATTCGGGGTTTTCTTTACTCCGCTCCACGGCACACCCGGCGTACTCCAATGCACTCCTGGTTCACTCCAGCCAGTACGGCTTGACGATGCACTAAAATGTCGTGTTTCAGAAAAATTCTGTAGCTCACCATCTTCATTTTTTATAGTGGCATTTAGTGTTATTCTTCCTTGTGGCCGGAGAAGTGTAAATATAGCTTTTAACACTCGACCCCAATCACGACCAGTTTCCTCAAATCGCAGCTGCCCGCTTTGACCACTAGTATTAAACACTTTTCCATCATCCATTGTTTTTACACTCTTTGATATCTCAACAATCTTATCTTCTTGAACAATGAGAAAATGAGTTATACCAGAATTATCGTTATACAGCGTCATCCAGTCAGCGCGGATATTCCACGGCTTCATCCACGCGCCCTTGCGCTCAGCGTCATAAACCCAAATTTGATTATTATAGTTAGCTGCGACTGGTAATGCCCAGTATACACGCCCCTCAAATGCTAATCCAACAGCTTTCTCAATAGCTTTGGTATTCAGCGTACTAATTGCGTCTTGAATAGTGTTAGTTATTCTCTTGGTGGATAATACGTTTTGTAATTGCGGCAGCGTACCTGTTGTTTTGAATCCATCACGGCTTGGATAGAGTAAGTCATTGTTATAGATTACTGCGGCATCAGGGCTGTCTGTACCGTCTGCACCAGTATCCTCTTGTACCTGCCACACGGTGATACTTTCATCGCCATATGATATATTCGTTGGTGCGACATAGAATCGCTTACCAGCACCGTTCGTACCACTAGACAGAACGGTAACTTTTGGATCGCCCTTACCGTCGCGATATGGTCTTACTGCAATTGGCACTTCTTTTGTGCCACTACCAACCGGCGTGTACCCGCCGCCGTATCCTGGCGAGAAGTCCAGCTCGTGTCCATAATCGCCGCCGCGCCAAACGTAAAATGGGTTGTCTCTGTCTCCAGTCAGCCAAATACGCCCATTGATCACATCACCGCGCGTGGCTTTTGGACCGGCAGTGTTGTTGTCTTTCGGCAGCGGTATAGATACGTCAAGACTGCGCGAGCCATTATCGATAAACGCTGTCTGATCCATAGGTAGAGCGGCCGCCAGACGGTACAACGTTGGGTCGCCTCCGCCGTCCACACCGATACCACAATAAATGTTCCATGACTTCGCTTCTGTGCTGTCTGGGCGTTTAATAGATAAACTCTGTTTCTCACTATTCCACATGTCTCGGTCTGTAGATATTGTTGTAGAGAGTAATGGCGAGCCTGCTGTCTCACCCACTGTAGAATTGAAAGTAACTGCATAAAATACCTTGAACCCAGTACCGGTTAACCCTGTATTCTTATCCAGTATTGGCACTGTTGGGTCGGCTATCTTCTGAAACGCTACAATTTTCATAGCAGAAATATCTAGGTAGCTTAGCGTATCTTCGCCATTCATAATCAGCAGATTGCCTCTTATCTGCTTGAAATGCCCGCGGGCAGATTCATGATACTCTTTGCCGTCAATTACTCGCCAGGCAGCATCTTCACCTTTGGCAATGCATAATTTTGTCTTATCGTTGATCCGCTGGAGGCAAGCTAGCCAATTTATTGAGCCTTTATTAGTCGTACTACGAAACTCTGCTAACTCGCCCAATACTTTACCCAATGGCTGCGGACCGTATTTCGCTGTACCACACCTGGATGTAATAACCGAATCCTGATCCAGAATCATATTTTCAGATGATCGCAAACCTCTTAGCGGCGAACGTCCGTCATCAAAGGCTGTTACTACGCCGTTTTCCCAATCTTGAACTACCAAACGCTGTATCTTTGGTGATTTCGTGTTTTGGGTTGGCTTCAGCATATATCAGACACTCCTGGTATCGTGTGTAGCGGTCGATAGCTTGCTTGAGCACCATTGTTTTCAATCATCTTCTGCATCAGCTGATTTGCCTCTTCAATGAGGTTGCCGTATTGATTTTGTAGAAGAATGTCGTTACGGGCATACTCAGCTGCGCACATTGTTACTAGCCACATTGGATTGTCTACTGGGATAGTACTGCCAGCTCCAGTGAGCAATGACGCTTTTAAGTAGACGGGTATTTCAATCTCCCCGCCCAGTATTGGATCGTCATTTCTAATGGGGTCGATAAACACCAATTTATTACCAGCGATTGTGCAACAGTCTTGTCCCTTATACATTCCTACTTGCTCTGGTGGCACCGTAGTGTATTCTTTAATCTGATTGTCTTTTTTGACCTTTATAGTGTCGCCGTATATGTTGCTTATCTTGGCAACCTTAGTAAAGTCAATTTCATATTCCTGATCCGTCGATAGTATTCCGATATTGTAATTAGGGTCATATAAAGATTGCCAATCAACATTCGGCTCGCTTTGCCATACAGGAATATACATATTAGCAATACCTACTATCTTTTGATATTTCTTATCGGTGTCTGGTAGGTTTCGTATTTTACCAGTAGCCTTCAGTATGACGGCTGATACGAGTTGTCTAGTGTTCATAGCGTTTTCCTAAATTAAAAACACGAAGCCGGCTTATTATTGCCAGACGCTCCGTGTTTTTTCAGGTCACGCTGTTTTCTTACATACTATTATAGCATAAACTTGATAGTTATACTCGTGCTTTCGTAGTACGGACTCGTGGTTTTTTACTGCTATTTCCACCGTTCCATTGCTTCAGAGCAGCATTTACCTGTTTTTGAGTGTTCATCCTACTGATTAAGTTTTTACCTATCTGGTCAATGCTCCTACCGCTACCCGACGTCTTATTTGCTCTTGGCGCCGCCGAAGACAGGCTGTTGATACTTTTAACCGCCGCTGATATCAATGGCGACGCCGTTGACACACCGCTCCTGCCCCTGCCGCGTCCAGAACCGCCTCGTCCGCTTCCGCCGCCGCCAGAACCCTCTTTGGTGATTCTGTTACCATCAACATCAAACTCAGCAGCATTGAGGGCTTTTGCTTCCTGCTTAGTGATATACCCCTCAGCTCGTAGCTTATTGACAATACCATTCTTGGCAAACATCTGGCCGACAATACTCTTGCGCCTTCCGTTAGTGAGCGCTTGCATCAGCTCCTCGTGGGATGATTCTTGTGCCTTCTGGCGCCAGTAATTATCCATCAAGCTAACCTCCTTGTGCGTTGTCATTGCACCATACTCGATTTGCTCTTTACTGTAACCAGATTCTTTATAGTAGCGCTCCTTTGCCCAATCTGGCAGGTCTTTATGTTTGCCCATGAGGATATCTACGGCGCTCTTTGCTTTGTCGTCTTTCTTCTCGCCATTTTCCAGTTTGTTGAGGATATCATTAGATGATTTGAACTCTTTTTTGAGAGTTGAGACATCGTCGATATTGTAGGCTTTCATCCAATTAGAATAGGCTTCATCGCTTTCGCCTTGGCTTTCGGCAAGTTTTTTATAGACAGATCGCTCTACTTCACCGCTTTTACTGACGAGTAATCCGTCTTTGAACTGGTAATCGCCCTTTTTCAGTTTTTTCTTTATCGACAGTGCATCCTTTTTATTTAGCCCCTCCAAGTTTAGCTGTCCATCGGCTGTTTGCTGCTTAACTTGCTGGTTATTCTGGTTATTACTGCCTGGCATGTTTATCTGAATACCATCAGAGGCGTTTGCTGTTATACCGCCAAGTTTCAGCGCCTTCAGCCACGAGCTGTCGCCATTTTCTATTTGTACCGGCAGAATTGCATTTTTGCCAAACAGCGCCCCCTGAGTTAGATAAAATGGATTATCTTTTTCAAATTCAGCCTTCACCTCGCCATTGCCGTCTTTTGCTTCGCCAGAATGAGCAGCAGTCAAGCCCTGTATAGTTTTCTTCAGCTGATTTCCTGCTGGCAACTCGCTCAGCGCCCTGTACATGGCAGCTTTTGTCTTTGCGTCTGCTTTATCATCGTCGCCCTCTTCGCTTGCTGCGCCGGCTTCATCCAAGTTGCCTTTAATGCTGGCTGTCGTGCGGAGCAGACTGGCAATAGGTAGCGTACCGTCGTATCGACCCAAAGAGCTTTCCTTACCAAACAGTTTCTGGCGGTCTTCCCTTGTAGTAGCAGAGTTAACAATACCTGATACGATCGGAGTGGCGCTGATAGCTTCGCTGGATACCTTTTGTAGGGTTCGCCCCAGTTTAGCCTGCACTGACGCATCTTTATCGTCGTCATCCTCATCATTATCCATCCAATCAGCAATTATCTCTAGCAATGCGCCCATCGGATCAGCTCCTGGCTTATTGCCTGTCACCGCTTCCAGGACATTGTACATGATGGCCACGTTGACAAAGAATGCCACTTTTTGTTTGCCAGTCATCTGGTTCCAAACGTAACGGTTTTGCTGCGATACTTCGCGGCTAAACTGTAAGAACGACGCCATCCATAGCCGGTTGTAGGCGCGTGGAGTACTTATCTGGTCGCGCAGGGTTACCGTATCATTAATAAAGCGCTCTGCGTATCTTACGGCGTCTGCGTCGCTAAGTCCATTGTTGATAGCCTGGTTATATTTAGCCATGAAAGTATACTCAATGACGTTTTTCTCAATAAACTCCATCGGAATGCCAGCGACTTTCATGGTTTTTTCAAACTTGGTATCGTCAGACAAGTTGTCTTCGGCATACCTGAGTGCTAATGCATTTGATTTTTGCAATATCGCCTCGCGGTTTTTGCGCTTAAATGCTTGGAGTAACGATTTTGCGTCGGTTGTTGCCAGCAGGGTTGGCATCGATGCTGTCTGCGCGATTGCTGAGTTTACGTTACCGACAATCTTTGACAGGGCTGCCTGCTTCATTAGCCCGCGGGCTACTGTATCGGTAAACTTGCGCGCCAGGCTTGGCTCTGTGTCGGTAACAGTTCTCTGGAATGGATCGGTCTTGCCAGCCAACCTGTTAGCATGCTCCTGAACGAATCCAACAAACTGCGTTAATCCATTAGCACTGTCGGTCATCTGCTGCATAAACTCCACGTCTTGCAACATCTTATCCAAACTATCTGCCATTTTGTTAGTTGCTTCTTTCAGGTTGCTGACGTCGTTTTTAGTTAAGCCCTGTGCGCCTAGCTTATCTATTTTCTTAATAGCCTTATGCAGCTCTTTAACCCCGTCAATTTCGCGGCCGATTGCCCGCGATAGTCCATACAGCTTATTTCTCGCCTGGATTAGCTCTTCCTGGTTAATCTCGCCAGCCTTAATTGATTTATACAACTCGTCTATTCTGTCAGCCAGCTTCTGTATACCATTCGTACCTTTACCAGCAAATTCTTGCCTCGCCTCGCTAGCGGCCCGTACCGCCACCTCCAAGGACCGGTTCATAGTGATAGCATCGGTCATGTGTATATTATGAAGAGCAATTTTACTATACTCCATTAATGGCGTGAATGGGTCGATAGGTTTTACGTCGCCGACACGCTGCATAGCAAACTGATTAAACTTCTGATTCGGCTTAAACAGTCCTGTGCGCCCCGCTAATTTAGCTGGCAATGACTTGCGCGATGCGGTTGGCAAGTCGCCAGCCGACATTAAGTTTTTAGCACCATTGTACATTGAGGCGATTGCTCCCTTGCTAGACTGTAATTCACCCAGATGCGTAATGTAGTCCTTCCGCTCCATGATTGGATCTTTGCCCAGTGCCACTCGAATCTCGTTTTGTCGGATGAGCAGGTTTTTGTATACCGCGCGCAGGAATCCATTGTATTGATCAAGAGCTTCAGCGGCAGGTTTACCGTATACCTCCTCAAACGCATGTAGTCGTTCTTTATAGGACGGCACTTTCTCGCCGCGCGGCACTCGGGCAGGCTCAATCACGAAGACCGCGTCTTGCAGCATCTGTCGTTTTAGAGGACCATGTTTCTTGGCTTGCTTAATCAGGTTTTTGCGGTAATTTTTTATTCGCTCACCAATGGCATTACCCTCTTTAACTGCGGCAGCGTTAGCTTGGCGCGGCAGTTCAGACATGATACTCATCAATGCCTCTTTCGTCTTGTTGACGCCGCTCTTAAAGTAGTTCAGACTGTTACTGCGACGTAATGCGCCAGTTACGCGGTCGATGACACCCTCGGTCGTCCACGTCTGCCCAGCGCCAGACTTCATTTCTTTCAGCTGGCTAAAATCGATATCGCGCATATTCAGGTTCATCTTCTTTTTGCCAGCGTATATTGTCACGTTGCCTTCAGGTGTCATTTCGATGTAGTTACCCAGAATTTGCCCAGTTGCTGAATCGACCACTCGTCCGGATTCAATGTGGTGCTTATTCGGGTTAAATGTTACCAGCTTATCGCTTGGACGGTACTCTTTCTTGTTGCCAGTCTTCATATAGCCGTCAAACGTACTCACCAATTCAGCGTTTATTCCCTTAGAGTTTTCGCGCCAAATATATTGGATAGCTAGTCCGTCTTCGTATGCTCGCTTCGCTTCCTCATTGACGGTCTTATCCGATCTAATTTTATCGATGAATTTGTTTTGCAGCGGGGACGTCACTCTCACTGCTTCCTGCCCAGTCCTCTGCCATTTCCCGTGTATGTTTCGATATTCATAGAATGAATGGTACGCACCGTTTTCGTCTTTATAGATCATCTGACGCGTATTATGCGCAACTGTGTTAGAAGTAGTTGTAGGTGCTGGCACCGCATGCTCTGCACCTGGCAGCTTAATCTTCTCTTTGATGTTTGGCGCTATTTCGTCAATTGGACGTAAACGACCATTTTCGTCTAACATACTGCCAGCATGCGGATCGACTGTCAGGAATGCCCGCTCGCCGGTGATATCATAGCCCTTCTGTTCGGCTATTTTTGCAAACCGCTTCGCGACCGTTTTCTCATCAATACCGACTGCTAGGCTAGCATTATGTACGATATCTGCTATCTTATGACGCGGACCTTCATCCAGTCCTCGGACTAACACCTCGTCTAACGCCTGCTGTTTCTTTAGCTGTTCGTTATGTGCCTTTACTTCCTCTGCCTTCCGTTTTGCTTCCGCCTGTTTTTTGGCTTCCTCGGCATGTCTGGCGTTAACTATTTTCTGAGCCTCCTCGATAACATCCGGGTCTCTGCGCCATTCGGCCAGCTGTTCTTTACGCTCTCTTTCTGCTCGTCGGGCTTCTGCCACCCGGGTTACTTCATCGATGAATGAATCGATATCGTCATATCCCATCTCCTGGGCAACAGTATCGATATCCCGCTTGCCAGTACGGCGTTTGTATGCAGACGGCAGGTCTTCTGTTAAATCGCCTAAATAATGACGCAAATCATCGACATGTATGCGCGGTATGCTCCACTCTGAACCATTACTTCCCTGTATATCTGTGGCAGTATTTTCTAGGAATAGGTTTTCATCAATGTTTTCAAAGATGAAGTTATCGATAGCTTGACGCAACTCCTTAGTCATCTTTGGCTTAGGATTATCTTGGATGTTATTGATGGTTTCCTGAAGTGGCTGTTGGCGGCGCTGTTTATCGGCTCTGTATTTATCCATAGCGTTGTTGAGGTTATCAATGGCGCTTGGCTTAGACTGATTTTGCGATTGGTCTAGTTTGTAACGAGGGTCGGTGTTGACATTTTGGGTGTTGTTTGCTACACTGTCTTCATTAGCCTCTCCGGGCCGTTTCGGACGTGAACTGGTCGGGACTTCACTGAAGTCTGCATCCAGCCCCTGGGAGCCAGAAGCCTGCGCTTGCCGTGGGCTTCTGCTTTTGTTGTAGTACGATACTATATAAAAGTCTCCGTTGGGCTTTTGCTCTAGCTCTACTGCCAAGATGTGCATATTATCCAGCTGCTTAGATAGCTCTATCTTTTCACCTCTGTACCCTTTTTGTCCTTTTACCTTGATGTTGTCTGGTTCTGTAAACACTAAAGGAATATCTGCAATGTCGGCGTCTGTTATTGGGTTAGCATCTTCTATGCCATAGCGCCCTTTACCGTCTAAATGTCCGCTATTTTTCATGTGCCTGACCGCGTTATCGGTAAGTACCAATTTAGCGTTACTACTGACGTTGAAGCCAGTTGCCTCAGAATACATCTGTGCCAACTCTGGTGTTATACGAGACATAATAGTCTTGCGCCGCCAACCGTTCTTTACCGAGTTGAAGCGAGCAATTGCATCTTTAGCACTTTCTGGGTTAATTTTATATGCAAGACTGTCCTCAACGCTACCTCTAGTTTGTGATGCTACGCCTCTAAATTTCCCCGTCTCCATTTGGTCGTACAATTGCTTAGCTAGATCAGCCTTGCCGGCAAATGAACGGATAGATTGCCACACACGCTCAAAATAGGCAATTATCTCACCTGGAATGTGTAGCCTTCTACCGAGTATGTTTATATCTATGCCTTTCGCACGCGCCCTAGCATATTCCATAAAGCCATCGGCTAGTTTCTCTTCCGCAGCTATCTTAATGCCTTGCTCGTCTAGCTTTATATCATAACCCTTGCGCCGGTATTCGGTTACGAGATTTTCTGCACCATTGGTTTTGACAATATAATCTATGGCGCTGTTCCTGGCTCTATCGTCTACATTAGCCATCACGCGGTGCACTAATTCGTGATTGAGCGTATTGAGGCTTGGCTTGCCCTCTGCTATATAAACTACTCCTTCAACATCACGATAGAATCCATCGATATCTCTACCATTAAACGTGCCTAAATCGGCAAATAACACTGCACTATCACCCATAACCTCACGTGATCGGTTGATTAGGTCTTGCTTAGTATCGCTGGTCTTTTGCGCTTCAGTGTCTATCCTATACCGCATATCTGGGCTGTCTGTTGGATTGAGGTTATCTATATATTTAATTTGCTCTGGCCTGAAGACGACGACAGCATCGCCGCTTACCCCACTTGCCTTATCTCTGCCTGGGATTATTAATCCATCATAGCCATTATCTCTTGCCCAAGTCTGAAATTCTGGCTCACTAGTGTCAAACACAATATTGTAATTATCACCTACAATATCACCGCTAGCTAAACTATTATTTAAGAACTCCTCAGCATTCCTTAACGCCATTTCGTTAGTCCGCCCGTTATTTGAAAAATAATGAGTCAAATAATCCAAGGCAACCTCTCTAGGCTGATAGTTTAGATCAAAGGGCTTCTTAACGTTCAAAAAAGCTTCTACGACTTTGCGTCCACCACCTCTTTCGTGAGTCCTTCTGTCGGCATAACTATCTGCTATATCTTTATTGTCTGTAAAGTAAAATCCTCTTCCTAAATTACCCTGTTGTATCCTATCAGGAGCAAACTGGTTAAAGTCTGTGCTTGTTCCGTGGTACAAAGTCTTAAGATTGCCGTTTTCGTCTCGGATTTTAGAGTCCTTAAAGTATTCCTCCTGCTCTGGGCTTAACTTATACTTTGTATCTGAATTGACAGCAGTATCGACAAAGGACTTAAAGGCTTCATGTACACGATCAGCTACGTCAGCAAATGTCCTAATCTCTGGATCAGATAGCGTAATATTTAAGTCTCCACTTCCACTCGAGTATGCTTTATAGTGATTGGCTATCCGTACCGTAAAGTCGTTATCGTTTGCGTCATCATAAAACGTAATGTAATTAGCCTCAGATGAGCGCGATGTACTATGCTCAACTCTTATATCGTCGTTAAGTCCTGCAAGTTTCAATGCTTCATTCAAATCATCCGCAATTTTTTCTGACGCTATGTCTATCAGCTGGTCAGTCTCAATATCTGTATCCGTTGGTCTTTCATTGAACGCTCGATAACCATCAAGGTCAATCTCCTCGCCGCGAAATGCAGGTCTTGGAGCGCCCAGTGACTTCTGTTCAAACTCTTTTAAGGTCTGCTCTTGGTTAAGTATCATACCCTCTATTTGCCGAGCAAAGTTTTCCTTTCCTTCCGCTCGTGCCTGTGCGGCTTCCAGTCTACGCTGCTCTATATCTTTTCTTAAGTACTCGGCAATCTCTTTCGCCTTAGGGTCGCCAGGTGCGACATAGTCTTGGCTTAGTCGGTAATCTATCGCTGACTGCTGTGTGTTATTAAGCTTATACCGCACATCCTGCGCCACCGTATTCTGTACGTTCTGGGTGGCTTGTTCGACGAGGTAGTTTTCCAGCTTACCAGTGGTTTGCTGGCGAGTAGCAATGGCGTTGGTATCGCCGTGCTGGATGTCGGATATGTTTTGGCTGACAGCCTGCTTGAGGGCAGGGCTGGCGTTTGGCATGGTAGCCTGTACTGTCTGATTGGCGTTGACCTGCTGGATTGGGTGTGTCTGGTTGGTTCGTGTATTGACCGCGTTGACCTCTGCTGCTTGGCGTAATGAGGTGTTTTCTGCTGGGCGGCGATAAAAGTCTGAATAGCCGGCATTCTGATTAGTGTTCTGGTTTTGAACCTGCGGTTGAGCTTGTTGTGTTTGCTGCTGCTCGCTCTGGCGTGCTTGGCGCTGTGCTAGGGCTTCCTGTTCGAGCTTGCCAGGAGTTTGTTGCTGACTTGGACGTACCGCCTGCGCTGTTCCCTGTACTGCGGTAGTGGTGATATTCGGCACATCCGCCGATTGGTTAGTTTGTGTATTTGTTGATCGGTTTCGTAATGCGCTAATCGCCTTGCCGCTAGTACCCATCATGGCGCCGCCCAGTGCACCAAAAGCACCAGCTTGTAGATGTTGCATTGGGTCGGTGTTCATCTTACCGTCGTCTGCCAAATCACCAGCCAAAGATTGTACTGTTTCTTCAGCGCCCTCTTTAGCGGCGTCGCCAACAATATTCTTTACAGCGCTTAGTATTCGCTTGCGAGCAACTTGATCTGCTGCCTCTTTAGCAACTTGCTTGCCGCCCTGTTTGAAAGCAGATTTAATCAGTTGACCTGAAGCACCAAATGGCACGCCAAATATATCAATAGCGCCATCAGCTGCGCTACCTATACGCTGCATGCCATTGATGTTTTCTACTCTTCCGTCTTCCGTCATGCGCTGACCGCTCACGGCTGCACCAAGTTTTTCTGGCGCCTCAAACGTACCCTGGACCATTCCAGGTATCAACTTAGCGCCAAATCGCAAATAATCGCCTGGACTGTTTATCTGGAATCCCTCTTTGTCGTCAGATGAATCAATCCATTTATTGACATTATCCATACCCTTAACGACAGCGCGCCTTGCATTATCTATCGGTTGAGCTACAGTGGCTATCGGCTTGAGCATATTCGCCATATTCTGCGACCGGCGTGCTTCGTCGGCAGAGGCTCGCGCTTGGTTTTCCAGCTGGATACGTGTTTGGCGGCTCTTGGCAATCTCTGGTTCGCTGACGCCGCGTGCGCGCATTTTATTGTCGATGATATCTTGGCGGTTGGATTGGGCTGTTCTGTATTGGTTCAGCTCGTCATTGGCGTGCTGAATGGCAGTATGAACAGGGTTTGGATCAATGCCCATGCGACGCATATCGTTTTGCTGGTTAATAACGTTCGGGCTGGTTATTGTCTGTGGTCTTGGCTGCTGAGGTTGTACTGGGACTGGCTTAGGTGTCTGCGGTTGCGGTTGTTGTTGCACTGGCTGCGGGCGTTGCTGCTGGATTGGCTGGTTAACCGCGTTTTGTATCTGGATCTGCTTATTCTGCTTGTTTGCCCATTCTTGCTGCCCCTCGGGTGTAAGCATCTTTGGGGCATCGTTAGTGGTTACTAGTGGTTTTTGCTGGTTATTCTGACTGTTTAAGTTTAATTGCTGGTTTACCTGGTTAGCTTGTTGGAGGGGATTAAGGTTGACTTTTGGCTGGGATGACTGGTTTAGCCCGCCGCTGTTGTTCGCCCACGGCATATTCATCCGCGGCTGGCCATTCAGCTGTGGTTGCTGTACCTGCTGCGGCTGTGATTGCTGAGGTTGCGGCTGAACTTGCTGCTCTCTGCGCCGCTTCTCATCATCATTAACCCAGCCTTTGCCGGTAAAAAAGTTACCTAACCTCTGGAAAAAGTCCATTCTCTAATCCCCTCCTCGCTTACTTACAGGTATTGGTTTTGACGTTTACGCTCTTCCTCTTGATTGAGGCGAGTGTTGTAGATGTTGAGTGTTGGGTCGCTGCTTGGCGATGTCGGATTGGATATACCGACTGACGTATCGCCTCCTACTTTATAGGCATCAAGGTCTTTTGCGTTGTATTGGACTTTATTGCCAGTATAGATACGCTGCTGGCGACCTAGGTTGTCGATTTCGCTTGACAGAGCGTTTGCCCGATTTAAGTCGGCACGAGCAGCGTCGGCACCATTTGCACCCTGTGCAGCAGCTTTCTGGCTACGTAGCTGCGCTAACTGAGTTAATAAGTTTTGGCGAGTAGTTCCAGCTTGCTGCTGAGCCGCCCGGTCTTCGTTGACCTTCCACTCCAAGGATTTCTTTTTCTCATCTTCATAGTCATTCTTAAATTGACCCCATGTGCTGTCAATTTGCCGTTGGTTCTGAGCATATGTTTGACCAGCGCCGGCGCGCTGCTGATTGGCTTGGTTCTGTACCGCGCGTCCTGCTAATTGCATGTCTGAACCAACAGCACCCATACTACCGAGTGAACGAAGTAACCCGCGTAGTCCTACGGCTGAGCGGTCGTTAATGTTATTGATGTTGGTACGGCGTTGCTGCTGGTTTTGGCGCGTCTGGTCGTTGTATTGACCCTCTGCGCGGTTCCATGAGCTGCGGAGTTCGTTTTGCTTGGTATCGTACTGGTCGCGAATATTACCCAGGCGTGCATTTAGCTGGTTATCTACTCTACCCAGTCCATGCTCAAGCTGACCAATACCTTGGTCATATTCTGCTAATTGAGCAGCGCTGGCACGGTTACCTCCGGTGTTGCCGCCACCGCCGCCGTAGTAGCCGAGGTTGAGGTTTTGGCGAGGATCAGGGTTATTTTGCAGCGCTGGGTCGGATATTTGATTTCTGCCGTCAAGCGCCCAGCCAGACGGCCTACCGTTACCAGAGTTTAGCTGAACGATAGTTCCGCCATACCTTTCAGAGCCAGTCGGTTTACCATAGTTCGTGGTCGGTTTTCCTCTTTCGCTTACCCAAACGTTACCGTCTTGTCCGTACCACCATTTATAATTGTTGTTCATAAGAAAAACACTCCTTTTTTGTAACTTGGAGTGTTATTGACAAATCTGATGATTTCAGTTATACTGTCGGCGTGAAAAAGACTGAATTTATTCTTGCCATTTTTGCTAGCATCGCCGTAGCCATTGGCGCAGTTGCTGCTTATTTATTTGTTGCCCAACGTAATGCAGAGATAACAAAGGTAACTCCTGTCATAGAATCAGTCTCGCCTCAAGACCCTAATGAATTATCTAACGATGAACTACTAAGTGCACCAACAGAACAATCAATCCTAAAAGCCGTAAACATTGAACGCGCCAAAGTCGGCGCCGCACCGTTAAAGCTGCACCCAAACTTATCTAAGACCGCTCAAATGAAAGCCGACGACATGGTTGCCAGGAATTACCGCAGCCATTACATGCCAGACACTAACCAACCGCTCACGTATGAAATGAGGCAACTCCAGGCAAGTGTTTGCGTAAATGCAAGTGAAAACCTAACCTGGAACGATAAAGGGACCACTACGGAGCGGTCTATATATAGCTGGCTTACTTCCCCCGCCCACAAAGCTGCCATGCTCGACCCCAAGTACACCTACACCGGTATTGGTGTAGGTGATGATAAGGTTGTAGTGCAGCATTTTTGTGTAGCGCGGTAGGTATTTATCTACCATGCCATGGTTCGCATGCTACACCGTCACCATCTCGGTCAAGCTCTTCTCGATAGCCAGGCTCGCCCTCTTCTATTGACTCTGCACCATTCTCGCGTGCTTCAGAACAGTTGTCATAATATACTTCGTCATCCTCTTCCTGTTCGTCTGTATCCGTATCGTCGTAATCGTAAGACCTTCTGCTATTATTGTTAGCTTTAGGTTTACTAGTTTTACTACTAGTTGTCTTTTTACTATCAGCATTGCCATGGTAGTGGCTATGGACATAGAGTCCAAGTGCCACTATTCCTCCCATAACTGCAAGTATTAGTATAGTAGACAATGCGTCCTTTAAGTGATCATTCATACAGCCACTCGCTTACTCCGCCATGATGTGAACATGCTCCTCTGCCAGTAGCGCTGGATTGCCAACCATCCCGACAGATTGCTCCGACACGGTAGTGTGATTGCTGTTGTACTGGTTGCGGTGCTGGCTTTGGCGTGCGGACAACGATATGAGTTGTTGGTTGAGCTAATACCTCTACCTTATCCTCATATCCTGATTTACTTGGTTTGCAAATCTTTTTACTGCCAACAACACCTTGCTGCTTTACTGCTTCAGTATAGCCGTATTGACCTGTACTTCCTTCATACTGTGTTTCGAACGGTATTTCTTCCGTCCGACAGTCTGAATAGGTTACAGGTTGTACGACTGGTGCTGTATTGTGATGCTGCTGACTATTGCCCATTGCTCCGGCAATACCGGCTAACGCGGCAACGCCAACAGCGGCGCCAATGACGCCTTTAACGACTTGTGGTTTACTTCCCATTGTGAGGCTCCTTTTTGTTACTAAAGTACCTTTAGCATACACCAAAACCCCAAATCTCTCAATAACACTCCAAATTGTGAAACTACTATTAAATTGGATAAGAGTTCTCGTCTGTTGTCTGGTCACTCAGGGGGCCTATTCCTTCGCTCCGTACTGACTTGGGCGGTTTCGCATTTCTTTAGCGATCACCTCGGATTACTGCTTATACAACGCTGCGACGCACGCTTCCGTTTTTTTGGATGACAACGCGCTCTCGTTTTTTGGAGTCACACTTCGTGCTTAATTGTAAGGCTATTATAGCATAAGCCAAACAAAAAAACCATTTTCGACACGTGGGAAAAATGGTTTTCATCATCGTGGAGTTTTGGATTGTTATTTACCAGGCATACCCAGCTTGTATAGTATGAATTGTGTAACGATAGTGATGATTACACCTCCTATAGTGCCAAGTAATACTTTTACTGCGCCATTCCACCATTTGCGGTCAACTTCTTGGACACATTTTTTAATAATCTTCTGCACTTCAGGGTCTTGCTGGATTATCTGCTGCACAACCTCAGACAGTGCCTTGTCCATTGGCTTGCTCTTTGCAGCAGCATCAGTAAACGATTGAGCAAATGCTTCATCAGTGCCTACTCTATCATATAAATAGCTAAGTGCTTGGTCATGTTTATTAGAGACAGCCACTAGTTCAGCTGCATCAAAATCATTACTCCGCTGCATTAATTTTCTCGGCTTTCAACAATTCTGTTGGACGCACCATCACTTTCTCGCCCTTATTGTCATAATAGAGTTTTGAGTCTTCTGATAGGGTCATAACTGCTACCCCAAACCTTAGAGCACTCTCAACATCTTTGAATCCCCACTTCTCAACAATTTCATTAAGGGCTTTTAGGTCGCCGTTACTAATTTCTACAGTACGCGTACCTTTTTTCTTGTTCTCTGAGAGTTTAGTCATCGCCATAGTGTTTTCATTATAACAAATTAATGCGTGGCGTTATACCCCATCCGCCGCGAATATTCATCTATCTCATCAGTTATTTTTTCGGCGGCATCGACATCCTCGGCATTATGGGCTCGGATTAGCCTACGACGTAATTCGGTGAGATGTTTATCTTTTACTTGGCGTAATATCTTGTTGAATGTGTCGTGGGCTAGTCTGCGCTCATGACGGGACTTGAGAGGGTTATTAAACACCTCATGCAATCGTTTCAATTCACCCTCTCGTGTTCCGTCCATCTGCTTATTCCTCTGGTGCGTCCTCGTGGATGTCACCGTCAGTGATTTCAAAATGCGGGTTAATAACCTTTGCTACAGACGCGACATGCTCCTCAGATGCGCTGCCATAGAATTTCTTGGCTATTTCCAAGTGGCTCATACCGCTGTCGTACGATTTAATGAGCTGCTGTTTCGTAACTCTCTGTGCTACGACGACGTCGCCCTCGCTGGCTTCCTTAGCATCAGCGATGATTTTCTCGGCTTCTGCTTTAGCCTGCGCAATGATGTCAGCGGCGCTGGCTTCAGCCTCTTTCTTTGCCGCAGCGATTTGAGCTTCCATGTCGTTTGGAGCTTCCGCTTTAGCCGGCTCTGGTTTCGGTGGAGTTTTCTCTGCCATGTTATTTCCTTTCTTTGGTGGGGCGGTGTGAGCCGCCCCGGTTACCAGCTACTAGTCCTTAGCACCTGTCTTAATGTTGATGATCCATTTTGGATCAAGTACTGCCGACGCAAATGCTTCAGCTTTCCAACCAGCGGTCGAGAACATGTTCAAGGCGTTGCTGGTATCGTGCTTGTCTGGGTTTTTAATGATGAGCTTCGTCTCATTAATACCCTCCAAGGCGATTGTACCGAACGCTTGCTGACCGTGGATGAAGTTTGAGTACACAGTTACTGAACCAGCCTGCTCGGTTTTCTGGTTGCTTGAGCATTCCAGGAAGCGGACGCCGGCGATTGTACCGATTTCACCCTTGTACAGCTCTTTGCGGGCAGTATACTTCTGCGCCTCGATCCATGCACCGTCATTCATCAAGTTGTAGGCAGTATCTGGACCAATTTTGCCGATGTAGTAGCCATCGCCATAGGTCTTAGCGTTGCGCTTTTTCAGATCGCGCTTTGCCTTTTTAACCTCTTTTAGCGTCAAGACGTCATCGTTGGTCAGATTAGACAGCGCCGCCTTGCCGTTAGCAAACATAGTGGTTGCACCAGCGTGCAAGGAGTTGCGAATAAGCGCGTCGATAGTCTCTGCGGCTTGTTGCGCCAATACCTCGATGGTTTCTTGCTGCCCCTTGTCGATTGAGGTCTCTTTGAACAGCGAGCTGATTTTCTCCCAGTCACCATACGTTTTCAACTCAGCAGTGACCTGTCCGCTTGACTTACCAGACTCTGGCGGGTTTTCACCTTCAGTAAGCGCTGTAGTAGCTACTTGCTTTGGATCTCGCTTGGTAAACGTGTACGTTTTACCGTGGTTTTGTTTCAGGTGCGATTTCTTCGCACCCTCGCCGTGAATCAGCAATGCTTCACTGCGCTCCAAGAACTCAGAGTCCAAAAACTTGGATAACTCTTTGTCCATGTTGATGGTTGTGACTAATGCCATAAGTTACCTTAACTTTCTAGCTTTCCTTCGCGTATGAGCTTGGCGCGGCGTTCTTTTTGGCTCATCTTGTCGAATGTCTTCGACACTTTGCCTGAGCCCAGAACATCTGCGCCGCCGCTAATAACTTTTTTCTTATTAGTGCGCCCTCTGCTTTTATGAAAAGCTTGATACAGTTGATATATACTCTCTCGCGAACCAACAATATTGCCAGCGTTGTCGTAAATGAGCATTCCTCGTAGGAATTCATCTACATCAGCGTCAAGTTCTGGATCATATTCATCAGATTCTGGGTCGAACTCTGGAAAATCCTTGAGCGCCCGCTCAGCATCTGACGACATGCCGCTAATTGATGCACTGACTTGGGCTTCGTAAGCCGCTTGCTCTTGAGCTTGCTGTATGTCTACCAACTGCTGCTGTAGTTGTAGGTTTTGCAACACCGCCTTAGCTTCAAATTCAGTGAAGAAGTCTCCCGTTTCCGGGTTCTCCGTCTGCATAATCTGCTCTAGTGTCGGCAAAGGCTGGTCTTGCATTTCAGGCGGTGTTTCCTGATACTGCTGCGCCTGCTCTTGCTCCAATTGCTGGCGGTAAGCTCTTGCTTCATTCCGCCTGGCAACCAACTCGCGGATAGCTCGATTTTCTTCGTCTAAATCGCGTTCTAGTTGCTCTTGGCGGGCTTCCTTGCCCCGCTTCGGCTTCGGGTCGTCGTCTGACTCGTCCTCGGATTCGTCCTCTTTGTCTTCCTCCTTGGATTTATCGACTTTGACACGTACCACCTCGCCGCTATCTGAAATAACTGCTTTGGTGTCTGGCTCGCTCGAAGCCTCAGAGTTTTTCGTTTCAGCTGCCGTCGACTCAGCTTGGGTAGACTCCTGCTCTACCTCGGTATTTACGACTTCTTGGCTTTCCGCTTCTGCTTGCGGCATAGCACCCTCCTTCTCGTTACATTGTTTTGACGTCGATTACAGGTGACGAACCTGGGCTGCGTGAGATGCGCTCCTTTGGTCAGCTACTAGCGAGGATTTAGCCAACCAAAGCAGCGTACCTCCCTAAACAGATTTGATAATGTTTTCCAACTCGCTCCTTTCTTGTCGTAAAATCCGTACAACTTCCTTGTGCGCCAGCATGTAAATTGATAGTTGCTCTTTGTCGATAACGGCTTCATTCGGGATAGCATCAAGCGATTTGTAATAATCGATCCGCTCGTTCCATCGGTCTACAATTTGCTGCAACTTATTCAACTCCTTAGCTACAGCAGCATTTTCCTCTTTCTTGGCTTTTTCGCGCTGTTCGTCCATATCAGCATTCGGCACAAAGTACTCAGTACTGCGTGGGTATAGATTGTCTTCCATTATTCATCCTCCTCTTTCTGGATAACGCCCATGATTGAGGCGATTATCTCTTCCTCGGTAAAGCCTTTTTCAACCATGCTCGGTACTTCAGCGATTAGGTTCTCTGGCGTACCAATTTGGCGCAATTCATCAATTAGGCTCTGTTCAGCGGCTTCCTGTGGCTCAGTTGACATTTCTACTGGCGAGGTCTCGCTTGTTACTGTCTCAGTAGGCTGTTCTATCTCAGCTCCTGGCGTCTCGCCCTCAGCCTGATTCATCGCCTGCGCCGCCTGTGCTTGCATCTGCTGCATTTCTTCCATCTCTTCCTCAGTAACCTTCAGTTCATCCAGTCCGTCGATACCAGAGTTGGCGACAATTGCGTTCCACGCTGCCAGCTTCTTCTTGATTGGCACGACTTGGTTAAGCGATTGGCTAGAATCCAGTGTCTGAATCAAGGTTTTCAGCGCATCAAGCTGTGCCGCTTCGCTGTTGACTTTGGTGGTTGAGGCGTCAATCTTAAACTTCAGTACACCCTGCGCTTTAGAAAAATCGATAGTCGCCATGTTTTTATCGTCAAGCACTACGCCGTCCAGCTCATGACCGTCGCGCTCCAGTGTTCGCAATTTCTCGGCCGTTTCATCATCCAGCTGCATCTGCTCGATACCGTTACGCTCAGCAAAATACAGGTTGATAGCCGTCTCGCTCCACTCCTCAAAGAATGCTTCAAAGCCTTTGCGGAGGGCGTTATCATCAATCGATAGCTGTGCCTGTTGAGTCTTGAGTGCTTGCGGTGTCTTACCAAAGCCAGGGTTGCCAACTTCTGCGCTGATTGAGGTATCTGGGCTGTTGACCAGGTTCAGCATCTGTGACTTCTGCAAACCGTACAGGTTCGGGTATTCACGCAAGGCAGTTGTATCGACATTCATCACCTCGATGCGCGCGTTCTGATCTTGAATCTTATTGACAGCATTAGCGCCAAAGTTGAGCCGCCGTTCATTGACGTTGCCAAACACATTAACGGTTGGCTGCAATGCTGCGGCGCGGTTGTACTGATATGCCTGCATATCACCGTCAATCAGGTTCTGCAGAGGACCAATAAGTTCCAGTACGCTGCGTCCAAGCGGGTTTGCACCATCAGCGTCATAAAAATACCAAGAGATAGGTATCTTACCGCGCGGGTCTTTGTTTTGCTTGCGTCGCACAATCTTTTCAGTAGCAGGATTGAAGGTGTAGAACGTTACACCGACACCAACTTGAAAACCAGTGACGATTTCAATGCCTGATGGGTCAAGCGACCGCTCCTGTTCGGCTTCATTCTGTGCTTTGTCATCTTTGCTGATGATGGCATCCTTGATTTCCTCCAAAGCCTTCAAGTCCCACGACGGCTCATATTCTGCATTCTCTTCCTTAGCTTTGCGGCGGCGTTCTTTTTCAGCGTCAATAAGCTGCTCGACGTCAGCCTCTTGCCACCATGAACGCATGAATACATAGCTGCAATCGCTAGCAGATTTCTTACCCGGCTGGAGGAAGATGTCCCGCCACGATACGACTAGATAGTCTGGCAGTAGCTCATCGTCGTTATATAGCATTGGCGTGTACACACCCTGCGCACCAAACGTCTCGCCGCCCTCCACTGTCATCCAGCTTTTGTGAATCAAGTCATATTCAGTATTGGCATTAGGCAGGATTTTCTCCAGGTAGGCAAACTCGGCGATGATCGGCCATGGACTGTTCTCATCGACAGTACTAACGACGCCGGTTGGTAACTGCTGAATCGTGCGTCGCGGCGATTTAATAATGATTGAAGATGCTGTGCCGTCGGTAGTCTTCGGAAATGCCTTCGGGATTTTCGGGTGCGGCTTATTTCGGGCAATACGAGAAAACTCCGAAAACGGCTCGGTCAGCAGTTCGGTCTGCTCTTTAGCAGTACCGTATAGTTCAAAGATGTTTTCCTCTGTTAGAAAAGAAAAAGCCACTGATTACTCCAAAGATTACTGTTATTTGCAGTAAACTCTGGTTGTTTTCAGTGGTTTACGCTCGTATTATATCACAATTATGTTTATTGGGGAAATGTCCCTTGTTATGCTCTGATTCTCGTATATTCAAAGACAACATCGAATGAGCCTTTGTATAACATTTTTGCTCGGCCGTCATAGCGGATTGACGGATTAACTAGTCCCTCGTCTTTCTCAATCCGCATCGCTAATTCATCGACCTTATCCCGCGCCTCCGCCATAGACCCAACGCGAAAACGCTCTTCGTAATGCAATTTTGTGCCGATAACGCTACTGTTCTGATAGTTTTTCTCAACTTCAACCGTCGTGTTATCGTTAAGCTGTTTTTTCTCTTTGACTTTGCCAAACTCTGGTACAAACTTTTTCATACTAATCCTCCACCTCGATTATTTTGCCTAGAATATCTTCATCTGATATCAACAGATATTCATTATCATTAAGCTTCGTCTCTGTAGCTGCATACTCTCGATAAATAATCTGATCATGCTGATTAAAATCTTTAACTAAAGCACCGACATTGATAACTTCCGCCTGAGATAGGTTGTCTACCGCATTCTTAGGTACGAATATACCACTAGCTGTCTGCTCTGATGCTTCGATTCTCTTTGCAAAGACCTGATGATTTGCTGGCTTGATTGTTTTCATAACTCCCTCCTTAACTCCATGTTGCTGTTACGTCTCTATCCGCAAGCGATTGATTATACGCTTCACCGCTGCCGACGTCGTCCTCTGGGCGTTGAGCCAGCTGTACTTGATATGCTAATGAATCGCTTGCATCATCGTTAGTGGCTTTAGGAAACATACTGAGTTCGTCTTCTAGGTCTTTACAGAAATTCGTGTCACCGTGCTTAATATGGTAAATGCCGCCACGTTCGTATCGTGGGACTAGAGCTTCGATTCGTAATGCCTTGCTGTGTCCGCCGTGCTTCAGTAGCTCGACATCTATGTAGACACCACGACGTAACATCCCATCTTCCCAGACAGACTTCAGGGCTTGAGTGAACTGGTTATCCTCGATACCAATCTTGTGTAGATTGTAACGCTTCCAGTTAGTAAACATCAGGTCGATTAGGTCGGTTGCGGATAGCTTCGTGCGATAAGATATCACGTTCCATTTGCCTTCGCGGTCAATAAAGTTGAGGGTGATGCCGATGTAGTCAGTGCCCTGTTTGACGTCGTCTGTGCCGCATGGGTCTATAGTCATAACGTTGTAGGTATCAAGTTGTAGCACCTTGCTGAATTCGCGGTATTTATACCATGCCTGTTTGAACTTGCGGTTCTCTTCGTCAATTGGGTTTTGCTGGTATAGTGCTGAGAATTCATAGCTACCCATCTCGGCGCGTTTCTTCAGCAGCTTCTCGAGCGAAAACTTCTGCGGCCATAGAGCTTCACCTAACTTGCGATGTTCGTCGTCTTCAGTGGCGATAGCTTTGTATTCGATTATCTTCCAGTCATCATATGCTTCACCTCTAGCCTTTGCCTCCCGTGACGCTTTGAGAACTCGACCAGCGAGGTCGTCGTCGTGCCAACGCGTCAAGATAAACACAATCATCGAGTTACCCTCCTCACGCGTTGAGAATGTCGACTTATACCAACCATCGCGTGCTTCACGAATTACTGGGCTGTCTGCTTCTTCTCGGTTTTTGAATGGATCGTCGATGATACCAATTTTGAATCCACGACCTGTCAATGCACCGCCAACACCAACCGCAGTGTAGCCGCCACCTTCTTTAGTAATCCAGCGGCCTTTGGCGCGAGCATCTGCACGCAAACGCGTTGAAAACATCGCGCTGTATGTATCAGACTGCATGATGTCTCTGGTTTTTTGACCAAAATCGGTAGCCAACTCAGCAGAATATGACGATACAACGATTGGTATGCTTGGGCTTTTGCCTAATACCCATGACGGGAACTTCTGGGTGGCGGTGTCGCTCTTGCCGTGCCGCGGCGGCATAAATATCATCAGGCGTACATCTTCGCCCGCCATCAGCCGCTGGTAGCCGCGCTCCAACTCCTTTGCAATCTCAGCGTGAAACCACTCCAACTGGTATTTTGGATCAATAGCAATACAGTACTCAGCGAAAGAACCATTTTCGGCAATTTCTCTAAGAATCCCGACTGTTTGCTCTTGCGTTAAGCAGCTGCTCGGCTTGGCTCGCACTCAGCGTCACTCCTATATCATTACCGTTTGTCGTCATGTCTAGCTTGTCGCCGTAAACTTTCGGATTTAGCTTAGCCATCAACCACTTGCGCGTATCAATTCTCAAACGCGATCGCTGTATATTTTCGCCGTTCAGTTTATAGCCTGTCAGTTCATCAGATTCATCATGCTGCTCCATGTAGTCATTGGTAGCGTCATCAGCAATCTCTATAATCTCTTCAGCATGCATATACGACCGCTCCTCGCACGCGCGCGCGTACTGCTCACGAAACTTCTCGTTTTCTCGCAGCCATCGGAAGAATGTCTGCATTGAGATCATGTCTTTTTTTGCGCAAATAGAACGGACCGACTGACCCTCGGCAATCATTTTACAAATCTTATCAGCTAGCTTATTGGTATACCTTGAAGGACGCCCAGGTTTTCTCGGCGTTTTCTTCTTTGGTGGTGTCTTGGGAGATGCCGGCTTGCTTTTAGCTTTATCAGCTTTTTTTGGCATTAAAACAGTCCTCGCGCAGGATATACTGCTACAGGACCTCTTGCTGAGTTATATTATACAAAAAAGCATGAACATTGTAAAACGTTTGCCTGGGACAGCAGCCTAACAAAGAACCGCCTCAAGGGCGGTTTTCTTTTCCTTTACAATTAGAGCTTGACAAACAATTACACATTGTGATATTCTGAAGTCCTAAAGCCTTAGCTGAGAATCCCGTTGCCAGTCATCTGGTGCGGGATTTTCTAATGTCCCAATTATAAAACGTAACTTTCTGCGAGGGTAATTAGTGGACGGTAATAAGGATTCTGAAAAACGTGTCAAGACCTTGCGCAAGCGACTTGGCGCGGCATCAGATTTAATAAAAGACGACGCGTACTTGCCCCTATTTAGGAATAGGCAGATACGCTATCCGAAAGAGTTCGAAGAGAGTATAGTTCAAGCGCAGCGCAAGGAACACCCAGATCGCTGGTTTGCTAAGGTGTGGTCATGCGCTAATACGTTTGATTCTCTTAAGATGTTAGCTAAATATGTTGCACGTAGAGTGGCAGAATATGCCAAGAAAGTGCACGACGAAAAGCTAGAGAAACAGATGAAGCGAATCAATCCAGATGGCTTATTAAAGCTGGCTGAGCTTAAAAAACAGCGTAAATCAGTAGCCAGTAATTTACTGTTGTAGTTTTTTCTGATCATCTTTCTGGACACGGCGACGACCGTGTGTTTCTTGCTGTCTACTCCCTGTTTTTATGCCATGAAATGCTTATATTTTCAAGCAACGAGCTGTCAGCAACGCTAAATTGCCATCAATTCTTGTATTATTTTTTAAGAAAGGTGGGTATTTAGCGTGATTTTCATATATTTTAGCCAATAAACAGCTCTATAAAGAACTATTTTAGTAATCTTTCATTATAACGATCTTTATAAAGAGACCAGTGGAGTTTTAATTGTGAACATTTCTAGTTGTTTTGATGACTTTTTGCGAGACGAAGTCATATTATGTGACAGGAGTAGTAAAACCATAGAGCGTTACCAGTGCTTTTGCAGACTACTGATCAATTTCTTAGGAAACAAACCTATCGATTCCGTATCTCTAGAAGATACCAGAAAATGGCGTGAGATGCTCTACTCATACCAGAAGCCAGATACTGCCAGAGGCTATATAGTTTGCCTCAAGTGTTTTTTCAAATACTGCCAGCGCAAGGGTCGCCAACTATTATTCGATACCGAAGACATTAAGATACCTAAGCGTGAAAAACGCGCCCTAGATATTCCAACCGAAGATGAAGTTGAAGAGTTTATTTCCATCTTAGCCATGAAGCGGCGCGGCTACTGTAATGCTAATAGGCTGCGTAATGTTGCCATTGGCAGACTGATCTTCTCATCAGGTATACGCGTTAGTGAGGTGTGTTCTCTAAATCGTAATTCAATCAAAAACCGCCAGTTCACTATCGTTGGTAAAAGCCGAGACTCACGGATATGTTTCATTGATTCTCAGACTGAAAAATGTATCGCAGACTACTTAAAAATTCGCACCGACAATAATCCAGCATTATTCATTTCATACCAAACCGAAAAGAGAATGACACCGGGCAATGTCCGTAATGCATTTGAGGCAGCATGTGCGCGTTCTGGCGGACAATTTGTTGGCATTAGACCTCACGCACTACGCCACAGCTTTGCTACCAAGATGTTGAATAGGCGCGTAGATTTACGCTACATTGGTGACCTCATGGGACACGCCGATCTAAATACAACCAAGGTCTACACGCACTACACAAATCCGCAATTACGAGCCATTTACGACCGCGCCCACGGCGAAATATAAGGGGTAATTACATAAAACCTCTGCTGCTTATTGACATAAGCAGCTTTGTTTGCTATACTAGGCTCATGATCGAAAGATAGAACATTACATCGTAAACGTAGATAGGCTTAGAAAACAAGCATCTATTTACAAGAGCATGTATTGTTTACATGCGGGTATACTTCAGTTGTTAGAGCGCTTCCTTGCCATGGAAGAGGCCAGGAGTTAGAGTCTCCTAACCCGCACCAATACAAAATTGCTGATATTTCGTCGCCCAAATGGGCGACCGTTTTAGTTCTATTGGTGGTAATATACGCCAAAGCTCGAACCCATTTCAAGTGTAAAAACTGAGCTGTACAGGCTCCGCGCTCTCAAACTAAAACTACTTTACCGCCAAGACTGGAATATCTTATCGTCGTAGATATCATCATGAATAAATGCAACGCTAAGTCTCGCACGAGTTATTGCAACATACAGTTTAGATTTGCTAGTTGGTTGCAGATTCTCGTGCTTCTGATGCTTGAGCCAATCCGTGATTGCCTTGGTCGGGTAGATCAGCACCCTATCAAACTCTAACCCTTTTGAGGCACCGAAATTATAAACTGGGTATTCGGTGCGGACACCTTTAGTAGTTACACGCTCTCTTAGCTGCATGGGTGAATATTCTTTTAGATAATCATCAATATCTGATGTCTTAATAACAAAAATACCTCTGTGTGGTACTGATATCTGAGCAGTAGTGGCAGTAACAGCCTTAAAATTAGGGAACAGTGTGTTTGAAAGGTTGCAAATTGTCGGTTCACACCGAAAATTTGTATTGAGCGTAGAATCGTCAATAGTAATGCCAGACGGTATCTGTTCAAAGAAATTCACAACTTTAGATTTTTTATATTTCTTGTTTTTTGCAGAGTTACTTGTCGAGTATGTACCTTGTCGTGGGTCGCCAACCAAAGTAACTTCAATTTTAGAAGCTATAAGTAATTTAATAAATTCAAGGTCATAACCAGCCATGTCCTGCACCTCATCAATATAGATGTGGTCGTATATTTGCGTCAATCTATCAATTACAGCGTTGTTACTTAATTCGTTGCATTTTATCGCAAGCTTGGCTACTTTGTCGGAGTACACCTTGTGGTCGGGTGTCAGATAATGCTTGACTGTATCCGACTCTTTCGTATAGGGAGCTGACGCGCCACTTGACAGTGATAAGCCAGTGATAGTTCCCTTATATCTACTACCTTGAAATGGTCGAGCGCCATGTTGCAGTAGAAACGCAAACCATGTTTGCACTGTAATGTGTGACGGAATATATCCAGCATGTTTTACAAATTTACTACGAACTTCTGCTTCGTTTGCTCTCGTAAATGTTGTTACAAGAATTTTGCGAGTATTTTCTCTGGTTGAGCTGGTAATAATGTAGGTAGTCTTGCCAGAGCCAGCACCTGCAATAACCAACTTATCATCGATTGTCTCGGCATCATTTGACTGCATCGGCAATATACCTAGGAAATACAATTTTTTCAGCCGAAGTGTAGACCTTTAGCGCGCAGTCTGTCTTGTTCTCTCGCATATGCTTATGCAGGTCGTCCAGATTCTTATAGTCAGTACCGAGTATTTTGTTAAATGCATCTAAGGAATTCGCTTTTACCAACTTTGGCTCAAGGGTATTGTAGTTGAACTTTTTGCCATTTATTTCAAGCGCTCCGCTATCTACCTCATCGTCATAACTAATATCTATAAAATCTTTTTTGCTGTTGTCGAGATAGTTTTCGTACTTTTTCTTTATGGCAGCTACATCGCCGTCATTATCTGTAATGACTACAACTGGTTGATTGATTTTTTCAGCTATTTCGAGAAAGCGCAGAAAAGATGTGCCAACCGATATGACATCTACCGAATCTTGTATCGGTAGCCTACTGTCATGGGAGTCCATGTACGCTCTCTGAACAATAAGCTCGTCCGAGTCGCCCTCTACTAGTATGGCTTTTTTGCAGAGTATCAGGCGTAAAGTGTCATAACCAGCCAATTTTGCAAAGAAAGTCTGCGTATCATCTGATAAAGCATTTAAGCGAACTGTCTTATGGTCGTTGAGAATAACAAGACTCTCCAAGCCCAGCTTGTTTGCTACAAAACTACTGTGTGTCGTAACGATGACTTGCTTATTTTCCTTATGGTTTATGATATCGCCAAGTAGTTGATTGAGTTTCGTATAAGACAGGTGATTTTCTGGTTCTTCTACTAGAATTACGCATGCTTCTTTTGATTTTTTGTGACTTAGAGCAAGCTTTGTTTTAACGATACTTTGCTCACCCTTGCCGATATAGTGAAAAGGAACGTCATCAAGATAAGTTAATAGGCTACCCTCCCAAGCATTTTTAGTAGACAAATCAACTGATAGCTTTACTTCTTTATCGGAGATTTTACTTGCTGTTTTAATCTTTGTATTGATATTAAGAATCGAAGCGTCCTCACTAAATACATCTTTCATTTTGCGGTGTGCTTGCGATACAGCAACAATATCCTCGGTTTCAAGAAACTCTTTCACAATCCTTGAGATATATATGTCCGACCCATTGTAAAAGCGTGCACTACTTGAATCAATAAAAGCAGTCTTTACTGGTATAGTTCTGCCTGTTGTGGCCTCTCGCGCAAATGATCCCCAGTATATATCATAATATTCCAGCGGTAAGGTACTAATCGTACCTTTCTTTATAAGTTCTTCGTATTCAGATTGATATCTATCATCAAATGCAATTCGTAAGTAAACGCCCTTAGCCTTTGTATCGTCAGTGTTGTCGTCACCCTCCAATCGCGCTAGGTCGCTACCTTCTAAATACGCTTCTATCAGAATATACGGCAGCTCAGCTGTGCCATTATCAGCAATTTCAGTCAGATATCTACTTACTACATTGTTATTAAAGAAATATTGAGAAAGTTCATTTTTGATATATTTACCTCCCACTAAACCACTCAACACTAGATTGATAGCTTCAAGTATGGTAGATTTGCCCGCTTCGTTATCGCCAACGATTATATTCAAGTCTTTATTGAGCTTCAGTTCAAATTCACCCTCAAATGATTTGAAATTGACAATCTTTATTTTATTTATATACATCAATACCCCCAGGCACACAGATCCTTCTGCGACTATGGACTTTACAACATTATACCACTTTTTGTCTTATAATGTGTTCCGCTTCGTCTCATGATGCGATATAATAAAAGAGTTTACACCTTAAAAACTTTTAACGTCTGAAAACACATTCTTTTGTTTGTGGACTTGCACATAAAAAAGCAACCACGGACAAAACCTGTGCAAGCAGGCGTTAAAGGTGTAAGCAACCGTTCGTGGTTGCTTCTTTTTTGTTGTGACCATTTGCGGACAAATTATATCGCAGAATAGTATGACAAAAAAGACGATAACTTTCATAGATTTATTCGCTGGCATTGGCGGCTTTCATCTTGCATTTCATAGTCTTGGGGCAAAATGTGTTTTTGTGAGTGAATGGGACAAGGCGGCGCGGGAGACCTATCAAAAGAACTTTGAAAAAATCCAGCCAGAGCTATTTGCGCCCGAAGCGATTGACAAAACATTCGCTGGTGACATTACGAAAGTGTTGCCAAAAAGTATCCCAGATTTTGACATTATTACAGGTGGATTTCCGTGTCAGCCGTTTTCTCAAGCGGGACTTAAAAAAGGATTTAACGAAACTCGCGGTACACTCTTTTTTGAAGTTGCAAATATTATCAAGGAGAAGCAACCAAAAGCATTTTTTCTTGAAAATGTCCGAGGACTACTGACTCATGATGGTGGACTAACATTTGCGACAATTCAGCGAATATTGACCGAAGATTTGGGCTACAGTTTCTATTACAAAGTAATCAAAGCCTCCGACTACGGCGTACCACAACACCGACCGCGACTATTCATGGTCGGCTTCAAAGACAAGAGTATAAAGTTTAATTTTCCAGAGCCAGTCAAGCTCACTATGACAATGGACGATGTATTTGATGGCAGGGTCAATAAAACGATTGGCTACACTTTGCGAGTTGGTGGCCGCGGGTCTGGTATTAGTGACCGACGTAACTGGGATACATATTTAGTTGACGGCGAAGTGCGCCGACTGTCGCCAAAAGAAGGCTTGCGCATGCAAGGTTTCCCTGATGATTTTGAGTTTCCTGTGTCTGAAACACAGGCCATGAAACAGCTTGGCAACTCAGTTGCCGTGCCAGCTATACAAGCTACTGCTAATGAAATAATAAAGAGGTTAAAATAGTGAACGCGTACACCCTGACAGCAAACAAAGGCGAATGGTCTGAGCTATATGTACTTTTCAAGCTTTTTAGTGAAAACAAAATCAAAGCAGCAGACATGAACCTACAGCCGACAGATAACGAATATACTTTTCTAAAAATATTCCGTGAAGATGTCGATAACAGGCCTTATATATACGATCTCGAGCAAGATGGCGTTGTGCGTATTTTGACGAAAAATGGACAGTTGGTTGACGCCGTAAGTACGCGTTTATTACCAGAAAAAGCCCAAAGAGTCTTTGAAGCGATAAAATCAGCTAATACTAGCACTTTTGAATTGCCCGAAGCTGTCGCATTAATGAATGATTACCACCTAGAAAAAATCAAAGCAAACTCTAGTATGAAATCAGACATCGAGGCGATTATAAAGGACGAGCTAATCGCTCAAAGTGAGCCAGTCGGCTTCTCTATAAAGTCGCAGGTTGGCGGAGCGTCGACACTGCTTAATGCAAGTAAGCGAACAAACTTTATTTATAAAGTACATAATTTTAACGGTATGTTTGATGAAATCAACAGTATAGGTGGCTCGCGAAAAATGCGCGATAAGCTACACGCAATTGTCGAGGCTGGCGGTGTTTTGGAATTTTCGCATGTCGAGAGTGCTGTATTTACTCGCAATATGCGTGTGATTGATAGTATCATGCCCGACATTCTTGCAAGTATGCTAGTTGATTATTATTCAGGAAAGGGTGTGACGATGACACAACTATGCGCGTTAAGCGGAGCGAAAAGATTGTACGGTTTGGGTGTGGCGGAAATTGGCTACAAGTTGAAATCATTTTTGCGCGCAGTTGCGCTTGGCATGGTGCCAAGCCGCGAGTGGAATACTCGACTTTCGGCATATGGTGGTTATATAATCGTGCGCAATGACGGCATGTTGCTTTGCTATCACCTGTACAACGATGATGATTTTAGAGATTATTTATTCAACAATACCAAGCTCGATACGCCGAGCACTTCTCGGCATGATTTTGGATATTTATATGAAGACGGTGGTGAACTGTTCTTGAAGCTTAATTTGCAGGTGAGGTTTTGTTAAAAACTACGCTAGATGTAGTACACTACGACCAGTCGCTAAAGCGACACGTCCACGCCCAGAAAACACCCTTTTCAACTAAAAATAAAAGATCGGCGGGGGAAATTTCAAAAAGATAGCTCAAAGGGTTTTTCTGGTGGGGCGAGCGGGCGTGTGTCTGTAGGCGTTGGGGCTGAGCCTGCACGACTCAGCTTTTACGCTTGAAATAGGTTCGAGCTTCGGCGTATATTGCTACCAATAGAACTAAAACAGTCGCCCTGTCGGGCGGCTTTTTTAGACTTTGGCGAAGCCAAAGCCAGATGTTTTCTTAAGAGAAGAGCAAAGCTTTAGGTCTAGCCAAAACTTATATACGTGGATATGAAACCCCAGTCACTGAGAGGTATTATTCTGCATTTTTGTAACCATAACGGCAACGGCCGATACACGTTCCTCGGGTAAAGGAAACTTAAAATACCGAGCGTCAACAATATCTTCGTAGTTTCCGTCCATTATAGGATTGCCTTTGTGTGAAACTTCATAGAAATGACGCGTTGACTCTCATCCTTGCCCGGAATCGATATCGTAGAAGTACTCGGTGAATTTGCATATTTTTGTGGGTCTACCTATGACATCCAATCCTGTTTCTTCTTTTATCTCACGCTTTAAGCCATCGAGTAATCGTTCTTTGGGCTCAATACCTCCACCCGGCAGATCCCATTTCTTATCGGAGGAGGTTATGTCTCTGACGAGCAGGATTCCTTTTTTACTCCTTATGACTCCATAGGCGGATGTTCTCTTGATTAAGCTTGTCTTGGCGACGACATGGGCTTTACCATTAATATCTCGACATAGTATCATATTTATATGGTTATTATAAACTAATCATGTCTACAGGAAAAGGATTATGATTGTGCATTTTATTGCCACACAACACAGCATAGATATTAATTATACATACCTAAAGAAAATCCACGATACTATTAATCAGTTGGGGCATAAGCCCTCCAGGAAATGGCTCAGTGAAGAGCGTAGATTTATTGAATCAATAATCCTGTCGGAGCTGGCGATATGTTTAGTGTAGAGGTTGCGATGAAATTATTCGAAGGCCTGTCCATGGAGAAGTCAATACAATTGGCTCATGTATCAACAGCAAGGATACTCACTTCGAGAAGTCAGCAGAATCTGTAAACTAGCTACCGATTGCAATGGTTTTAAGCACTTTTCGCTTGTATGGATCTTTGTCTGGAAACATATCAACAATACTAAGCGCAGTAAATCGTACCTTGTCACCCTTATCGAGTCGCGCGTGCTTTTGGACAGTTGTATGCGGAAGAAACCCGTCACGAGCAAATTGTGGATCATTGAGCTTTAGCCCACCTTCTTCAAGTGCAGTCAGGATATCTTGATGAAGTTCAACCAAGCTATTTGACCGGTTGAGTAATACTACCTGAACCTGTCCTTGATCACCGAAGAACCTGTCGTCTTCAGTCACTGAGTCAGCGGTAGCGTGATTCTTGAGGACATCTTTTAGCCGACTGACCATCTCATCGACAGACCAATCAATGGCGAACGTATCCACGATTGTAGAGTGGAGCGGCCAGCTGTCGGATGAATATTCGTACCCCTCGCCAATATCGTCAAAGAACTGAACGATGGTATATTTTTGAGTGAACTGCTGGGTCATGACGATAATGCTCCAAGTTTATTAAATATCAACTTTTATTATATCACTTTTTTCGTGTGCTCACGGAGTGAATACACGAAAAATACACCCAGCTGGTATAGGTATAATCGAGACTATTCCACTGTTCTGATGGAATGTTTTTTGTATTAACTCTACGGGCTTGGCGTGAAGTTGGTCGATAGGTTCCAGGTTGTCAAATAAGTATGGTGAGTCTATTGTCATAATACCTCTTATTGTACACAAGCGTGACACGATAATACAGATAAAGTATAATTAGAATAAGTAAGTGCGGAGGAAAATATGACGAAAAGCAGACTGACAAAAATAGTATATTTTGATGAACAAACCGCCCTTGATTTTGTTGAAATACAAGACAAGGGTCGCTACATACGGGAAATTGAGAATGAAAATAAAGGTGAGGTAGGCACAACCACAGAGGCCTCGGCAAAAACGCCAAAACTACTTTCAATGTTTCGGCTTGAGTCTGATATTCACGCTTCTGCAGAAGCGCAAAAAATTGTTCGAAGTACTGTCTCAAACACAATACTCACTGACTTCATCGAAAAAGCCGAACAAAGTAAAGGTGTCGAACATCTATCGGGCTACGATATCCAACTAACGGAAGAAACTCGTCTAACAATCTATACGGCGATTACAGACGCTGCAAGTGGTAATGTTCCTATGGACCGGCAAGGAATGGGTATGGAAATATCAAAGCTCGGTTCCGTACTGAAGAACTTGCAAGGATATCTCGAATGTAATGCTGTAAGGGATGGCAAAGCAAATGCAATTCTTCGTTTCAACGGTACATCATTCCGAAATAACTATCGTCTTGCGGATATCATTAATATGGACCTTCAATACTATGGAGTGAAAGTGGGCACAACAAATACTTCAACACTTCGCTCTCTAGGCTTAGACCTAAATCCTATCGACACACAAGATGAACTTAATCGCATCCTTGAAAGCAAGGAGGTCGCTCCAGGTGGCGACGATAAATTGAACGTCTATGATATTATCTTAGCTGGTGTATTCAACGATGCGGCAAACTAGAGGAGCTATGGAGGTCAATTTTTTCTATGGTCCAAGTAATAAACTTGGCGAGGCTTACGGCCTTCAACCCGTCGTCCCGCATATAACATTACTACAGTTTGCCTCAAAGCTTGATACTGCACGACTATTGCCTAACAAGGAATTTCTCAATTTTGAAGAAGATACTCTTATAGTTTGGCCCGAGGAGTTCTTTGGTGTGAGGGATAACTTTACGAACTCTCTATGGAGAAATGTTCTGGAAACAAACCTACAAAAAGTTTATGTCGCCAATCCTCCAGAGCTGCTCGTGAAGCAGGCCAAATTGCTATTTGGCCCTGAGTCGGTTACCGAGTGTAGCCACTCATATAAGTCCATCAGTCTCGACTTAATAAAGGAGGTGTCTAGCAGTCTGGAGAGTATTATAGTTGGACAAGATGAGGCCGTTCAATTCCTTCCGCGTTGTCTAGTTCCCTTAATGAAAAGTAAAATGAAGCCTGTAGTTGTTATGCTTTATGGACCAACGGGTGTGGGAAAGACTGAATCTGCAAAGATAATCGCCAAGGCTCTTGGTGGCGAAGCTAGTCGTATACAATTTTCAATGCTTCAAACAGGTTCTCTAGCAGAGTATCTCTATGGCTCAAGTGTTAACAGCAGATCATTCGCCGCAGATCTACTTGAGCGACAATCTAATGTGGTTATCTTTGATGAATTCGACAAAACTGGGAGCGCTTTCCATAGTGCATTTTATCAACTATTTGATGAGGGGCTCTTTGTTGATAAGAACTACAGCGTCGATATGTCAAATACCCTTATTGTCTGTACTTCAAATTACTCCTCGCCGCAAGAAATACGGCAGCATCTTGGGGAGCCACTCAGTTCACGGTTCTCGGCGTTTATAAAGTACGCACCGCTCGACCAAGCAGCGAAAACTACTATTATTAAGCAAAAGATTAATGAAATCTACGAGTCTTACCCTGAAGGTATTCGGCAATCCATTGATAAAAATGAAATAGAACAGCGATTTATATCTACGCTATATAAATCAAGCAACGTTAGGGAGATAACAGCTTATATTGAGCAGATTATGTCGAGCTCTATTCTTGCGTCTGTGGAGGAGAAGTCAGATAACGGGAATACCTCTCTACCAGAGACCGCTGAGCCGATATAAGATACTGTATGTTTGGTCGACTAGACACCATCCTATTAATTATATCTACTGTTTCAGGCGTTACTACACCTGCCTTTTGAAAGTATTCTGGACCACTAATCATAATACAGACATCTTTGGCCATTGGAAAAACAATTTCTGAATCTAGTCGACCAAAGCCGCCAAAAGAGAAATGAATTACTCCATTAGGCATACGCTTAGCGACAAAAGCTGGCATATCGCTTGTAATAAACTCATAACTGTCTGGTGCAAACATGATGTACCAACCTCGCCTGATAAATTTTTCAGCTATTGGTAGTACCTGTTCAAATATCCCCCTAATCACATTGTTTTTCCCAATATCTATCGTAAGCTTCATATTATTTTCATCAATCATATCTTGAATATCTTGCTTGGACAACTCACCGGTAAAATCGGGATTTTCTTTTAATAGTTTCTCAAAACGTGCAGGATCATCCTTTTTGAACTCATCCATCATAGCTTTTCGGGCATTGTAATCGAGCAGTTTAGACAACTCATCTTTTAGAACGTCCTTTAGGAATTTTATTCCCGTCTCTTCAAAAAAATCCATAGTACGCGGTACTCGTAAATGCTGAAGGGCAATAAATATCGAAATATCCGCTATCGTTGCATTATCAATCCATTCACCTAGCCTTACTGTATTTAGCCAACCCTGATATTTTGGCTCAATATCCTTTGCTAGCATTTCTTCAATTTCATCTGAGTCGTTGCCGTCCTTGTCCTTCACTCGGTACAAATAACTCTGTGAGCATATTTTATCTATTCTGGTTGACGTAATCATTTTGGACCGTGAATTGTACGCATAGGTCCTCTCCTTCTTTTCATCAAAAAGAAATCCTCTCAAGTAGGTTTGCGGAACGAAGTGTGCTTGCTTTGTCGCCATAGTATTATTATAGCGGCTATACGCTATAATAAAAATGACATAGGTTTACTGTACTTAAGCAATGTAATTTTTCGCACGATAGAGTTCTGAAAAGAACATTACGTGAAACGTTTTGAGGTTTATCGCTTAAGTATGGCTAGAGACATAGAGCATCTGCATGGTGCCCTCTTTATTTTATGAGAATCAATACAGAGATATACAGGCTCTAGAGAGTCATGTCGATGAATTAGTCAGAGCTACCACTACACCTAGAATGCCTCTATAAAAGACGATACC